AGTTGTTTATGCCGTTCTTCGCATTCCCTAAACACACTAGATTAGCGGCAGACCCGACGTTGTACCCTATACAGAAAAAGTTAGCGTCCGCGCCCCCAGTTAAATTGACAAATAAGTTGTCAATCGAGGCGGGTACTTGCTGCGATGATGTCCCAAGGTGCTTTATCCCGTAGCTGTTACCTACCAGTGAACTCGAATCGCCAGAGAAAATTATAGTGTTTTGTTCATAGGTAGCCCCATTACTGGTTAATAGAGGCTCGATTATTTTAACCGTAGTCAACCCCGTGCAATCCATTTCTAATATATTATTGCGAATACCAACTGCTGTTTTGTATAGCGCCGTATTGTTTATGTTTCCTTGCAAATAGCAACCCTCTACTACTATAGCAGCCAATACCTCTTCGTTAAAAACAGCATGTGAGCCTGAGCCCGTAACGCTCCCTCCTAGGAAATAATTACCTCTCGCGCTGCCTTGGTTGTGTATCCCGTAAGTGCCAGAGTCTACAACCCGCCCACCGATATATTTAATATTGTCACCATTGCTGGTAAAGACTATACCCACCGTTGGAGCATTACGAAATTCAGGATAAAACATTCGGTTATTTGTGGCCCTGTGGCTCATTATCGGGCCAGAGATAAGGCTTGACCCGTCTACGATCCATCGGTTGCTAGTTAAATTGCCAGCTAAATCTACGGGGAATACTACTAGGTCGCTGGTGGGGTCTTCAAGAAGCGTGGTTATAAACTCGGCTGTTACGTTGTCTGTTATTACTGCTATCCTATCGCCCTGTGCAATGGAGTTAGTATTAGCATCCCCAGAAAACACATCCTCTATATTCCAAGGATTGCCCTCCACTCCGCCACCAGTGCCTTTAGTTATCCCGAATTTACAATATCGTAACGCCATTATTCCCACACCTCCACAACTTCGGTCTTAACCCCTGTTAGCTGGTCGCGGGTTTTCTCGTTTACCCAATCACGCACTTCCACCCACCCCCAACCGTCAGGCAACGCACCTTTGAGAACCTCTATGAAGGCCGTTATCTCTGTTATATTCCCCACGCTATTAGCCTTAAACGCTGTCTTGAAATCTACCCAATCAAGACCAACCGAACCTGCGCGTATGGCGTCAACGAAAATCACCCATGCGGCAAGTGCGTCGGCACCACCGCGCGCTTCGATTGCTTTTCTCAAGGTAACGTAAGCGGGCAATTGCTCTTTGAACTCCTGTTTATGATTCGGCCCTGCAAAACGCAACCGCCAATCGTCCTCCGTTTTCAGTATGGTGATATTAAAATCAAGATTATCCGGGTCGATCTGCACACCGTTCTGCTTTACCCCATGCCACGCGCCCAAGCCTAGAGTAATAGGCCACATATCGGGGTTAACAAGGTTACTAAAACGGTTATTCCATCCCTCGTTAAAGACGGTTTCTTCGGTTATCGGTATCTGCTTGCGTGATCGATTCATCTGCTACCCTTCATGGCAGGTCGGCCTAAGACTCGAAAGTAGCGCTAGGCCAGCTATTAGCTTCAGCCGGATCGATCGCTTGCAACGCCACCACCGGGTCGGCGGCTTGCCGCGCGGTTTTGACGGCGTCTTCCAGGATGGCTTGCGCCACTTCTATCTGGAGAGAGTATTTTGCTACGGAAGTGGCGAATACAAGCATCTGGGCGTCGGAGAGGACGACTGAGACCTTGTCGTCGGCTACCCAGGCTCCGCCGTGCGCGCCCGGCGCAAGGGGTGCTGTGCCGCCAAGCAGGATCAACACGGTGCGCAGGGCTGGCAGGTGATTTCTGACGTTTACCGGGTGGCCGTTTATGGTTACGTCGCCGCCACGGCGCGCGCTGGCTTCGTCGCCGATCTCGGCCAGCTTCTTGGCCGCCAGTTTGTCGGCATCGATCACCCAGACGCCATCGCTCCAGGAGTACTCCTTGCCGGGCGGTTTTTCGGTGGCCGCGCCTTCAGGCACGGTTTCCTCCAGCTCGACGATCTTTACTTTTTTGCCGTCGTTGTCGTAGTAGACCGCGCCGCGAAAGTCGTCTACCAGCTGCCACTGGTTTAGCTCCTGGGCGAAGACTGCGGCCTTGTCGGGCTGCGCCTCGGGCGGCGGGATAAGGGTCGCGCCTTTCGGCACATGGGTTACGTCTTTTTCCAGCGGCGAGGCGCGCCCCTCGCGATGGCGAAGGTACTCACCGGTTTTTTTGTCAAATATGTAGATCAAGGCCATGGCGGAATCCTCCTAGTATTTGATGATGCCCATGAAGTTGACGTTTCGCGGGCGGGTTTCGTTGGCACCGAAAGAGCCCGAAGTAATAGTCCCCTGACTGCCGGTGCCGTCGCCTACACCTACACCGCCGCCAGCGTGGTCGTTTGTGGTCTCCAGTGGGATCGTATGGGTGTGCGCCAGCGCCGCCTCACCCTGCCTGGTGCCGACGTTGTCGCCCACCGTCCCGTCGCCCCGGTCGGTGCGGCTGCCTGCGTCGGGATCTCGGCCTGCTCCGTGGTCCCAGAAGCGTAGGAATTCGCCGAGAGAGTCCGGCAGTTCGAAGGTGGTGGCCCCGTCGCCAACGCCAAAGGAGGTACCGATAACGGCGAAGAGCGCGGCGTAGACCACGCGCGAGATCGCCGCGCCGTCCATCTCAAACCAGCCGAGGGGCGGGGTGGCCGTTGTCCATATCATGCCGCCGCCGACAGGGGTGGACTTTTGCGAGATGAGGATCGCGAGCGCCTGGTTGAGCTGCGCCAGATTGCCGGTGTCGGGGACGAGCCCCGCCGCCAGTATGGTGTTGACGATCTCGTTTTGCGGCCCGTTGGCGTCTGCGGCCTGCCATTTTGAGGCCGGGCCGGGGATTGAATCAGCGTGTTGACCGGCTACTGTGTTCGGTGAGGTAGATAGATCCATGTCAGCCTCTTTTTAATAGGTGTAGTCAAAGGTTACAAAGCGCGTGGGGCGGTCGTATTCCACGATCAAACACTCCAGATTCTCACCGCCCTCGCGTAGTGTTGTGCCCATCTCGTCGTCCATCTCCATCTGCGTTACCCCAGCTTCAGCCGCCGGGGCGCGCATCGTCCAGACGAAGCTAAGGCCGGTGCCTACTTCGGTGCCCACGTCGTCGCCCATCGTGAAGCCCCCCGCCGGTGGCGGGTAGGTGATGATCTCGGCGCTTGGCACTCCTACCGAGGCAGCCAGATCGAGGTAGAACTGCGGGTTTATCCCGCCCTGGGCGTTGTAGCGCGAATCGATTGTCTGGCGGCGCTCGTCGTCGTCAGCTGGTTCGGGCAGACACGCGTCGGGCAGCGCCAGCATGGCTTCCCACTGGTCCAGGGTCCTGTCTGCATCGAGCGGGATTGATTCGTCCACCAGCCCCTGCGCGGCTATGTCCAGGCGCGCATCGCCTTGCGCCAGCGCCAGCATCAGCGCAAACAAGACGGTGTCTTCGTCTCGTGGCCAAGCACGCTCCCCCGTCGGCAAAAGATCGATCTTGGCGCGCGCGTAGGCTATGGCCAGCGTTTCGAGCACGCTAGTTACTGCCGCCGGAAACGCTCCGGGCGGAAACGACCCCGCCGGGAAGACGGTTTGCGGGAAGACCCCGTTCATGTACATCGGCTAGCCCCACGCTATGACGCCAAGCACCAGGAGGCGGTTTCGCGCTCCGGGTGCCACGTCGGCAGCTGGCGTGGTCAGCGTGTAGTCGGTAAGCCCGGCGGCGTTGCCTATAGCCTGACGGATTTGCGAGAGGAGCATCGTCTCTCCGGGCACACCCTCGCGCTTAAAGAGGTCGTCCAGCTCGTCGGCTACCGCGCTACGCACGGCGCTGGTGTCGGGCGTGATGGCGAGGATGAAGGGCACCTCTTCAAGCACCGGCGCTTCGACTACGGGAAAGTCGGTGTTCGGCGCGCGGGTAGAGTCGGTGATGTAATCGTAGACGCGGGTGACCACTACTGGGTCGGGAAGTATCGGGTCGTTTGCGTCGTCCACCACCAGCACCCGGACGTTGCCCAGGCTGGGGGTGTTGCGCTGGATAAAAGCGCGCGTGACGCCGGGGTCCGATTCCAGCGCCCAGCGCTCGTAGTCCCAGTCGGCTCCACCTGCGGGCGCGTTGCGGCGGCGTTGCAAGAGGCGCGAGCGCAAACCCTCATCGGTTTCCGTGTCGCCGCCGCCGGTTAGGCCCGGCTCTTGTACTATTGCGGTGGGGTTTACACCTCCGCCCGGTATCGCCGACGCCAGGGTCAGCACCACTGCCGCCGCCGTGTCGCCCGCGCTCCCCGGCTCTGCGGCGGTGACTTGCGCCAGCGCTACGCCACCCGCGATGACGACCTCGGCATCGACGATGAAGGTCACGCCGTCGGCGCGGGTTAGCTGCGCGCCGACGGGGATGGTCGAGCCGTCAGTGCCGGTGAATAGCACCACTTCACCCTCGGCGAAGGTGGCGTCTTTTCTGAATATATTTACCGTCGCCGCCCGGCGCTCCAGATAGCGGCCCGTGGCGGTGTCGTCGAAGAGCTGAAGCTCCAGAAAGTCGAGCCGATCATAGAGCCCGTTTAGCCCACCGGCCTGTGCCGTGCCGATGCCGCCTTCCGTCGATTGGCGAAGCGACGGCTCGCTGCCCTGCACGTACGCGCGGATGTCGGCAAAGACCTGGTCTTTTAGCTCCTGGAGTGTCGGGTGTGCCATTAGATAGTCACCTCGAAGACGCTCGTCTCTACCGAGCCGTCATTTAATGTTCTGAGAACGGTCAGGATCAGGCGCTTCTCGTCGTCATATTCGGCGGTGACGTCAATCGCCTTTAGCAGCCCGTCTTCGACCATCCACACCAGCGCCGTTTTTGCGGCTCGGCGCACGCGCTCGGCCACTTCCAGCGTCGCGTTGCCGCGAGATACAAACCAGAGGAGCGAGCCGTACTGCTGCCCTTCGCTCGATGCCACCTCGTCGCCCCACCAGCCGCGCCGGTCGTCCTCTATCTTCACCCCGGCAGAATCATCAGCGCGCCGGTCGGTAAAGAGCGAGACGATAGTCAACGACTCCAGCGACGAGTCGCGCTTAAGCGACCCGTTCTCCACCAATATGTCGGCGCGCTGTCTTTTATTTGACCAGACCAGGGCTAGAGACATCTAAGCTTCCTCCCTTGGCGGCTGCGTGGTGGGCGGGCTGGTGGGCTGCCCCGGCACCGCACTGGTGTGTACGTGGGTTGCGGCCCAGGTGCGCAACTCGTCCATCGTTGAAAAAAGGTCGGCCACGTCGCCGGTGGATTTTAAAAGCGGCGTGGTGCAAATAATGCGGCCCTTTTCATCGAGGAGTATCATCTGCCCAAACTTCGTCCAGAGCCCGCCAGTGCCCTCTACGCCGCCAGCGGGTTTATTCTCCAGGTCATCGGTGGCCACGCACACGCTGGCGGCGCGCGAGCCACTTGGGCCCAGCACTACGGCTTGAGCCCCTTTGGGAGGAAACGAGAAGAACCCATACTGCTGGATGTTCGGCACCCCGTCGCGATCGTCCCCGGCAAAACCTTCAATCTGCAATGATCCGTCGGCGCGTACGGCGTTTATGACGGCGCGCACGATGAGGCTGTTGACCTTGGCGGTCAGGGGTCGCATGAGGCGCATTATCTGCCGGGTCAAGGTCATGACCAAAACCCCCCGCCGTCTTCGTCGTCCTCTTCCTCCAGGGCGCGGTTTAGCGCCGCAGGGTTTACCAGCTGGAGCTCGGTGGATTGGCCGTTTTCGTCTTCACGACCGACCACCGTCGCCGCCAAAAGCGCTTCGTTGACAAACCCCTCTTCGGGGTCGTCCACGGTTATCAGCATACCGGCGGGCCATAGCTTCTTTTTGGGATCGACGAGGCCCGGCACGCTGTAGGCGGCGCGAAAAGAGGCGGCGCTGAGGTTTGCCAGATGCGCGGCGGCGATCTCGTTTAGCTCGGCTTCGGTGCCCGGCTGGTCGGCCACGACCACCAGCGGTCGAAAGCGCCCAACCGAGGTGTCCTGGGCGAAGCCCTTTGCGCGTTTGCCTCCGCTGGCACCCGCAAAAAGGTCGGCCTCGGCTGCCGGAGCCAGCACGGTCACTTCCGAGTAGCGTTCGATGGCGCTGCGCTTGACCGAGCGGGTCTTGATGTTTTGCCCCCAACGGATAGCGAAGCGTGAGAGCTCGTCGCCGGGCTGGCCTATGACGAGGCCGCTTGTGGTTGTGGCCGACGACCAGAAGCGCAGCCCGCGCTGGAGTGCCAGCCGGTCGATAAAATCGAAGTAGCTCTCACCCGGCTCGACCGATACCTTTTCAAACAGCTCGCCGCCCGGCACTATCGCTTCGGGCCTTATTGTCAATTCCAACCCGAAAGCCGCAATAAGGGTGCGCGTTATCTGGAAAATAGTCTGGTTCTCAAAAGTGGCCACAGGGGCCGAGCAGTCCACCAGGTCGGCGGTTTTCGAGCGCCCGGCGATGCTAGTCTCGAGAGTCTCGCCGTCTACCTCGTCGAGAAACCCCTGCATCAGCATCTTTCCGTTGTGGAAGAGCGAGAACGGGGCCCCGATAAGTGCGATGGTGCGAAAGGCGCTGCGCTTGCCGGTGGACGCGGGCGATATGGTGGCGACAAACGAGTTGGTCACGCCCTCGACGGTGCGCGTGGCCTCAAGCGATTTGAAGCCGTCAAAGGCTTCGCCGTTGATATTCAGCACGTAGCCCATCAGACGACCTCAAGGGTTTCAATAGGGACGCCGTCGGGTAAAAAGTTGGCGTTCTCGGCGTTATTTCGGGCTACCAGATCGTCGCTGGCAGCTTCGACGTCGTTATGGCCGTAGAGCTTGTTCGCCAACACCAGCGAGGGGGTAGGACGCTGGAGCGTCAGCTCGCGCACCTGGGGCAGCTTGGCCGCGCGCTGTGTCAGGTCGGCCACTATGGCGGCTTTCAGATTCTTTAGCGCAATGAAGGTGTCGGCGTCGGCCAGGGGCTCGACCTCGGTGATGCGCCCGCTCCACTCGTTTAGCGCGCCGAGCGCGTCGCTGCTCGATGCGTAGTCGATCAATGCTGTGGCCCGTGCGCCACCAGCTGCTGCGCCGACGCGCACCAGCGCCTCGGTCCCTTGAAGATTCGCCGTCTCCTGAAGGCGCGTCGCTGTAACTCCGCCAATGGGGAGCGCGATTCTAAATTCGGCGAGGCTGCGATAAAGCAGCGGCACGTCGGCGGCCACCTGGGCGATCGCGGCGGCCTGGTTGATCGCGCCGGTGATTGCAGCTGCCATCTCAAAAGGCTGGCGCGCAAGCGTTGCAGCGTTGTTTAAAAGCCCCTGCACCGCCCTTGAAAACTCCTGCGCCTTCTCGGGGATCTCCGGCACGAGGCCGCGAAGCTCATCGAGCGCTGCGGCTGCCGTATTCACCCCCTCAATCGCCGACTCAACCGCCCAGCCGGGCTGATCGTCCACCGAAAACGCCTCGCCGAGCTGTACGTCGGCGACGACGTTCACCGCATCGGCCTTTTGCCGGGTGTCCTCTTCGGTGGCCGCGTCGGGTGTCGGCGAGGTGATCGCCTCGGCCTTTACGAGCGAAACGTCAAAGCGCGCAAACTCCGGGCTGTTGGATTCTTCGGACTCGTCCCACGACTCGACGTGGACGTCGATCTCGCCAAACCAGGGGTGATCGAGTAGCCCCGGCCCTGCCGCATCGAGCGCGTCGATAAGTGCGTCGCGCTCGTCAAAGATGTTGGAAAAAGCCACGAAAAAGGAGAGGCGAAAGGAGTTCTCGCGCGCGCCGGTGTCCTGGATAAAGCGCCCGTCGCGCCCGACGATCTTGTCCTTTACCAGATCGCGCCCGCCGGATCGCGAATGCCGTTCGACCCAGAAAGGTGCGCCGCGAAAAGAGCCGCGCTCGTTAAAGCGCTCCTGCCACTGGCCCATTAGCGCCTGCCTCCGGTGACGTGCTGCTTGACGCCGTCAATCTCGACGTTGGTTACTTCGCCGGGGCCAGTGACGGTGACATCGACTTTGATACGCCTAAGCCTCTCTATCTCTTGGTTTCCGGGGCCTCTTTCGCCGAAGTCCTCGAAGGCCCCTGGGAACGCCGCGCCGCGAGCGCCACCCGGAGATTGACCAAGTCGTCCCCCTGTAAGCCCAAGAGATTGGATTATCACCCCGGAGGGGATCTCCGACAGCACCTCGAAGGCTCCCCGCTGCTCAATCTCCTTCGCGAGCCCATTAACGGCATCGCCGTATAACCTGATCGCCTTTTTTAGCGCATCGCCCTCGGCTATGGCGTCGCCCAGACGTGTGAGACCATCGCCAAGCGAGGTAGTCCCGGCGTCGAAGGTTTCAGCCATCCGCTTAGCTTCTTTTTCCAACTTGTCGAATGAGGGTGCTACACCTTCGATGCGCTCCAGCTCGGGGAAACCGCCTGTGTCGCGAAATTGCTCAGCCAGATTTTCGAGAACAGGAAAGGCGCTTGTGCCAAAAATTTCGATGAGCTTTGTTGAGTCGCCTTTAACCCTTTTGACTATCTCCAGCAGCACGTCGCGGAACGGGCGGGGGTCGGTCAAAGTCCCGAAATCTATCCCACCTTTTTGAAGATCACCGCGCTTGGCGATCACCTGTTGGTAAAGAGATTGTATGGCCTGGGCAGCTTCGCGGGGAGTAGAGGTCTTTTGTCTCGCTAACTGTGTTAACGCACCAATGAAGCGCAAGCCGCTTTCGCCCGTATCACCGAAAGCGCCACTCTGAGCAAAGACTCTTTCGCTCAATCTTGCCAAGTCGGAAAGTTCAAAAGCCGCTTCTTCGCCCTGGGCGGCCAGGATTGAGAGCGCTTTTGTGACCGCTTCAGGGCCGCGAATATCCAGCCGCTCCAGCTCGGTAAAAATCGCGCCTATACCTTCGCCACCCGCCCCGGTCGCCTGGATGGCTATGGCTATCTCTCTCAGATTTTCAAGCGCCGCTGGCAGGTCGCCGGATTTTTTTACTATCTTTGAGACTGCCTCAAAAAGCTCATCCGCTGAAAGCCGGATGCCCGGTTCAGCGGCGACGTCTCGGATGGCAGTTTTTAACTCCTTCGCCTCCTCGACGGTTAGACCTGTGGCGATGCCCAGGCGCTCGTAGGCGGTTTCGATCTCTCCGAGCTTGCCTAGAAAACGAACAAGCGCGACAACGGAAAAGATCGAGCCGATCAGGGGCAGCCCGCGCATTGTGCTGCCCAGCTTCTTTAAATCGCGCGCTGCGCCTTTTGCAAAGTCGCGAAAACCCTTACCAGCACGTTTCGAGCCTCGCTCGAATTGCTTGGAGATCAGGCTTAATAGTACGCGAACCTTGAGATCGGCCATTTGCTAGTCGTCCTCGCCTAGTTTACCGGCTCGGCGGGCTGGCCCTCGAAGCGGCAACCCGTGATCTGCATGCCCTGGTCGCCCTCTTCGATGGCGGGGTTTTCGCCCACCTGCGAAGCGCCGGGGATGACCCAGCGGGTACCGTTGGACTCGACAAACTGGATAACGCCATTGCGCAGCCTGACGAGAGCCACAGCGTCTTCCGAGGTTTCCGCGAAGAACGTGCCCTCGACCGCGCCGGGCTTCACCTGGGCGTCGGTGGTGCCCAGCACTTTGGTGCCGGTCATGATGGTGCGGCCAAAAATGCCGCCGGGCTCCAGCTTGGCCGTGCCTGGGGCTTCGGCCAGCTCTTTGCCGTCCTGTTTTACTTTTGCAGTTCCTGAAAAGGCCATCTAAAGCTCCTTAGGTAATGAATTCGTTGGCCAAGCCGATCTGGCGCAGCACGTTTACGAGGTCGGGGCTGATGCGCCCGCAGACGCGGTTGACGTTTCCGGGGTCGCGCTCGATGGTGAGGTCGTCTTTAAACTGGTCGATGTTCTCGACCCAGCCGCGCCTGACAAAGCTGATGGCTTCGCCCACTATCTCGGCTCGGATCGTCTCGACGTCCACCACGGGCACGCCCGGAGCTACGTCCTCGACACTGTCGGCGATGTTGACCTGCGCGAAAACGGTGGCGAGCCGCAGCCGCAAGAGGTAGCGGATCCCCGCCAGTCGCCGCAAGGACTCAACGTCCTGAAAGTTCTTGACGTCGGGCAGCGCCTGGTCGTTGGTCTTGTAGGTTGTGTAGAGGATTTCGATGCGGCAGGTGCCGCGCGCGTCGGTGGTAAAGGTCGCGCTGCGCGCGGCCCTGATCGAGCGGCGCTCGTCGTCGTTTAGCTCGGCGCCGACCTGGGGCGGCAGCATGCCGGAGAGCACCGTCTTGTCGCGCACGTTTACCGGGTCGCCCCTGTTCGCCTCTTCACCCGCCAGCCGGGCGGCTTTCACCCAGGGCGATTCGGGCTCGCGTCCGTACATCATGAGGTGGATGTTTTTGTGATCGAAGGTGTTGGCGAGGATCACCTGCTCGGAGACGGTGCCGGGCGGCTGCCACGCAAACGCCTGGCCGTCGAGCATCTTATCGGGGCCAAAGCGCCGGTCGAGTTCGGTGCCCAATATGGCCGTGTTGGCCGCGTCGGTGTAGGGCATGACGATGGAGGTAAACCAGCGATCGCCCAGGGCCGCGATGATGGCGGTGATATCGGGGTTGGTCGCCCCGGCAACGGACTCGGCCACGGTGGCGGCTACCCCGGCGGGGAAGACGTCGCCCTGGCGGTAGTTGAAGCGCACGTCGATGTGGCTGCCCGCTTCGCCCTCGTTTCGGGCGACGAGCGTCACGACGCCCAGCGCCGCCGTCGCGATGAACGGCGCGAGCTCCTGCCTGTTGACCGAGTTGACCTCTGCGGCCCAGAGCGCGGCGATGTCGGTGGGTGTGTCGCCCACAGCCACGGCCACGGCGTATTTGATGCCCTCGATGTAGGCCGCGAAGGCACCGGCGGCGGTGGCAGGCCCGGTGATGGTCACCTCTTTCTCAGCGGCCACGGCTGCGCCGTCGTCGTCGGCGGTGATCCCCCAAAGTTCGGTTACCCGGTTGACCGAGCGGAACGCCTTTACCATACGCTCAAACATCGAGCCGCGCCCGGCGTAGCCCACGGCCTCTTCGTCGCTAAAGAGCTGGAAGAGCTCGGAAGCCGGTTTGGTGCCGGTGGCAAGGCGCTGGCCTATGATGAGCGCGATCTGCGGCAGGTCGCCCTGACCGCTTTGCCGGGGGCTCGGCCTTGTGTCGATGAAGACGCCGGGGTCGTCAAACCCCGATACAAAGATGTCTAGCTGTGGCATTTATTTGCTCCCTTTTTCGTCGGCGTATTTTTCCACCGCCTCAAGTTCCGCCTCAAGTCGCACGAGCTGTTCCTTCAGCTCTTTTTTGAGCTTGGCGTCTTTTGCTTCCCCGTGGGCGTTCCTGCATTGCAAGAGCGCTATTTGAGCGGCATCGATCGGCAGCTCCAACTCGCCGCCCTGGATCATCCGGTGGAGCTTGACGTCGGTGAGGATGTGCGCGCCCTTCTCGGGGATGGGCTCTCGCCCTTTTTCGTAGCCGTCGTGGTAGAGCGGGGCCTTCACCAGCGGCTTTACAAAGAGTTTCTTGGGCATTTTTCGCTCCGTTTCACTTTCAGGTTGTGTCTATTTCGTCGGTCGCATCGACGTCGCCGTCTGGCTCCGCGAGGTCGTATTCGATTTTTATCTGGTGCAGCTCATCGATAAGGTCCGACTCGTCTATCGCCAGCCGCGCCCGGTTGTCGAAACTGACCAGCCAAAGGTTGCCGCCGTGGGTCTCCAGCAAGTCAAACCCCGTCAGGTTGCGCGCCGAAAGGTTTCTGGGGCTCGCTTCCGTGCTCACGCCAAAGTCGGTGCCGTCCTTAGCCAGGTGGAACAAAAGATAGTTCGTCAACGCCAGCGCGTATTCGTCTTTCTTGCCCTTTGCCCCACGGTCAGCGGTGAGTATCCACAACCCCCACGAGACCGACGTCACGATCACCCCGGCGCGTGGGTTGGGATCGGGTACCGCCAGACAGACGACGAGGCAGACTGGCGTCTTGGCTAAAAGCTCCGGCAGCGCCTTGGCGGTGATCGGCCCGTCGTGCCCCATCACCTTCACGAAAATATCGAGCGCCGCGATGTCGTCGATGATCGCCTTGCGAAGATCGAGCAGGCTCGTGGAATCGGCGACTACGGTCTGGTGGCCCATTACGACACTCTCTTGGGCAAAGTGCGCTCGACAAAGGCAGCGGCGGTCTGCTCGATCTCGCCGCCGTCACGCTCCGAGACGCCGAGAAACGGTCGCGCCGGCGTATTTTGTTTGCGCTCAAATCCGGCCACCGTCGAGGCCACCGGGAAGGGCAGGGTCTTGCCAAAAGCTTCGCTGATTATTCGGACGTGACTCGACACCGAAACGGTGGAGTCGTCGCCAAACTGGTGGACCGCCGCGTATTCGAGGTTCGAGCCCCACTCGACGTCTCCCGCGCCGACGACGTTGTGGGTCATGCTCATCAAGAGGTGGCCGCTAAACTGCAATATCCCCCCGGAGGATCTCTTCTTCTTACTGGCCGCGTAGCTTTCAGAGAGTGGGGCCCAGGGGCCGCCGTCTGGGCCGGGGCCGCCAGAGCTGATGCGCTCTTGCGTCTGCGAAACGCCTACCGCGCCCAGCTCGTCCAGCAGCCGCTTGCGGTCGAGCTTGCCCAGCTCTTGGATAAGAACGGCGGTGCGCTCAAGGGATTTAACCCCCCTGACGCTCACCCGGATGGCGGTGCTCATCTGACGGGGTTCCTGCTGCCCCAGCGTCTAAGCTGGCCGCCGCCGAATTGCTGGTCGGTCTGGTTCTCGACCAGGGGCTTGTCGATAACGGTGGCCGCCGGATCGACCGCGAGGTTCATCTTTCCATCGGCAAGCGCGCGCAGCGTGGTCACAGCGTCTTCATAGCGCTTGCGGTTCTCTTTGGTACCAACAGAGAGCCGGTCGGCCAGATAGTGTATTGCGATATCCACGGCCAACGGCACCAGCAGATCGGGCGCGACGGTAAAGGGCAAGTCATAACGCTTCGCCAGATACGAATCTATCAGCGCCGAGGCGTCGGCCAGCGCCGCGTCGATGGCGGCGTCTTCGGGCGTCCCGTCGTCATCGCGGTCGGCGATGATCTCCAAAAACTCCGTGCCGCGTCTGTCTTCTATGTCGGCTCTGGTGGCGTAGGGCATCTTTATTCTCCAAACCTGACGCCCGAACATCGCCGGGCGTCAGGTTTTGTTGTCTTTTTCTACTGTCTTAACCGTCGCCGCTTGGACTCATGTCTGTCCACACGGCTTGCCGAAATGTCGTCACGAGGAAGGGGGACTCAGCGCCGAAGGGACTGGAAAGGGCCGAATAGCCGCCACCACCTTCCGTACCGGGTTGCCGGTGGAGACTGGTTGTGAAGTCGCAGCAGGCGCAGGGGCCGTGTGCTTTCATAAAGGCTGTACCGTCTGTGTCGCTTGCTTCAATTCCCGTTTTGTCGATAGCGCCCAGGTCAACGCCCGGAGCCGAGATGACAATGGTGTCCATCGCGTCAACGCCGTCAGCGACGGTGAGGCTTTCGAGGAAGCACGCCCCGTCAGGGGGCGACCCCGAGGCGAAGGCGGGCATGGCCATGAGGGCCAGCGCCATAGCGACAAGCCCCAGTAAACTCAGTATTCCGTATTTCATGTGGTTCTCCCGTTGAAGGGTTAAGGCCGCACGATTGCGGCTACTTGGCTAGCTCGGACCTGCGTTCCTCGTAGGCCCTGACTACGGTGACGCGCGTCTCTTCGTCGTGAAGAAAGGCGACGAGGTCTTCGGTGGTGCCGGAGCCTTCGATAAATGCAATCGCGTCGTCCGCGTTCATGGACTTGGAGGTAACGGGGCCATCTTTAATGTTGGCGATCTCAGCGACACCGAGGCGCTCAAGGCGCTCAACTGCACCCTCCACAACCTTGAATTTTCCGCCGGGTTTTACCCGCACGCCCTTGTTGACGACGCCCTTCTTGGCGATCATCCCAACCATGGTCTCTTTCATTTTCTATCTCCAGAGGCGGGGCCGAAGCCCCGCCTCTCTGTTAGCAGCGGTTAGCTCTCAGCCTAGTTGGGGCCGTCGAGCAAAAAGCCGGACTTATTGGACGTGATTACTTCCTTGACCGTTTCGCCGGTGCGGGTCCAGGTGCCGCCGTAGGCTCCCATATCGA